AACACCGCGGTGCAGAGTATGCCTCGACGGCTAGACCCGAACGATGTATCCATAAGCGAGCTTCCTACTGGACCACAATAAGGGCTACCAATGGCACTTTATGAATTAACCGACCGAACTGGCAATAAAGTACAGGTAGAGGGTCCGTCTGGGGCGACCAAAGAACAGATTGTTCAAATCTACAACAACACTATGGCCGAGCAGGAACGTGCGCCAGAGCGTAGATTACGTGCTGGGTTAGAGAACTACTACGGCACGAAGCAGGAAATAGCGGGTGACATAGCGCGGCGTAGAAAACCAACAATAGGAGACTATTTTGGTGAGGTTCCCAAAGGGCTTATCGGCGGAGCCGCTGGTATGGTCGAGACGGGTGCCTTGGGCCTTGCAGCTTTATTACCTGAAGGTGCAGAAGACGTTGTACGAGACGGCATCAAGGCTGTTGGTGGCGCAGTGCAGGATTATGTAGTTCCCGACTTCAACTTGGAAGACAGCATCCCACGCAAGGTCAGCGAAGCTACAGGTTCGTTTGCCGGACTTGCGGCTACAACCATGATAAACCCTATAGCAGGTGCGGGGCTAGCAGTAGCGGCGGGTGCAGGTGAAGCAAGTGAACGTGCCAGAGCCGAAGGCGCTTCTGTAGAAGACCGTAACTTGTCAGCGTTGCTGGGTATAATCCCCGGTGCGTTGGAACTCTTACCCATTAAGTTTTTGTCAGTTATAAACAAGGCGCAGAAACAAAAGATCACCGATGCACTTACGCGGATCGTAGAGCAGGGTGGCATTGAAGCAGGGCAGGAAGCGGTCTCGTCTGTGGCGCAGAACCTCATTGCTCGTGAAGTTTATAAACCAGAACAAAGCCTAGTCGAAGGCACAGGAGAAGAAGCTGCACTTGGCGGCACAGTCGGTGCCATCATTCAAGGCACGTTAGAACTCGTTACACCTAGAACTCGTGGTGGCACTACAAGTGGCACGGACACGGATACAGAGACTTTGGCGTTACCTTCTCCAGAAGCAGGAATTGCGGGACTTCTCCCCGCACCGCCAAAACAAATTGCTGACCAGCGTACCTCTTTAGGCAACGCGCAGGCCCGTGCAGATATAGGCAGAATGATTGATTCCACAGGGGACGTAACCCTTGGAGAGATGGAAGACATCGTAACTCGTACAGGCATAACGCTACCTGAACTTGAAACTGTTGTTTCAGAAGAGATGGAGAAGCGCGGCGGCGCGTTAGCGCAAAGAGCACAAACGGAAATAGAAGACGAACTCACTACTCCTACTGTAGAGCGTGATCCAGCAATAGTATCACAGGCCGTTGCAAACAAACTAGACCCACAGGGTGAAGCGCGTAAACGCGAAGCGCAAGCTGCTCTTGAACGAGACGATGTAGCAGCATTTGAACAACCTGATTTGTTAGCCGCAGAGTTAGAAGCTGAACGCAAAGTGTCTCCAGAAGCCGCAGCGAGAGATGCGGAACGCCGCAACGCACAAGAAGTGCAAGAACCTGTCATTGAAGAAAGCCAGCCAAGAGCTTTTGATGAAGCGCAACCTGACCTGTTGGACGTAATCGCGCAGCAAGACAACGCTACAGTACGCCGTGCAAGAGCCGAAGCGCAGGAAGCAGATTTAGCGGCGCGTACCGCTGCACCGATGGTAAAAGCAGCGCAAGAAGCTCCGTTTCGGCAGGGAGCTGAACGCCGCAAAGCCGTAGTAGATCAGGTGTTGGCCGACACAACAACGGGTAGCGTGGTCAATACAGAGAAGGCGGTACAGAAAGCCTTAACCGCTGCGGGTATGCCGCGCACCGCGCTTACACGTAATGAAAAATTAGCGGTAAAGAATAAGGTAGCTGAGTTTAAACAAGCTAATAGGCCCACAACTTTCGCTCCCGGCACCGCTAACGAAGAACAATTTGTTGTACCAGCCGCAGAACTTAGAGAGACGCCCAAGGGTACCACACCGTTAAGAAAGACGGCTGTTGCTCCTGAAATTATAGAAGAGCCATTAATAAAGCCTGAAAGGAAAGTTGATGTTAATAAAAGACTTGACGCAGCAGGAAGTGGAATTAGCCCTGCGGGTAATCAACCAAGCAGTGCAGGCGGAAGAGATGGGGCCGTTCGTAGTACCGGAGAGCCTACAACATTTGACGACAGTAGAGTGGGACCACCTCTGCTTGGTGATGGAGTCTCTAGTGACGGAACAAAGCCAAGCAGTGATCCACTAAAGACTTCTGCTTCGACACCTCCGCCACCTCCGCCACTGTTATCTCCACCTCCGGCGCGGGCCAAGGTAGAGACCAAACCAAAACCTGTTACACAGAAGATAGAACCTGCAGGCAGCAGACGTTCCGCTTTAGGTGGCAAAACAATTCCAGCAGGTGCCAAACGTGGACCTATACCCGCAGGTATCAAAGGCGTTGCGCGTCCTAAAAAGGCAGAACCAGAAGCAAAACAAGTTGCACGTCTGTACGAAGAAGAAACACCTGCAGTGGTCAAAGAAGCATTCGGCGGTAAGCAAGAGGTTCCAACAACCAACCCTCTGAGCAGCGCAGACAACAAAAAGATTAAAGACAAAATACTAGCAGGGTTTAGCAAAAGCGATAAAAGCAAGAAAGAAGTTGCGCCCATCGTTGCGTATTTACGTGCGTACCCTAACCCGTTCGACGGGTTGAGCATGGCCTTGTTCGATCAGATAAATGGTACACCGCTAGCCACTAACGAAAGCACAAACGATAACACAGCACGAGCAGCGGTGGAAGCTCGTCAGTTTATGGGCGGCGTCCCAGCTAAAAAAGGCCAAGTGTCACCTGCAAACAGAGCGATTGCGTGGGCGCGGGTCAACTTGAGCAAAGAGGCTAACGAAAAACTAGATCGGCGTGCTAAAGAGATACAACTAAATCAAGTTCGTGCTGTAGTGTTTGAAGGCGGTCCCGACCGTGTTATGTCTGCGCGTGATAAGAAGCTACTGCAAGATCGTAAGAGTTTAGAAGCTGCGATAGTTGGTGGTTACGCTGACCCCAAAGAGTTGGTCAAAGATTTTCCTGATGTGTACCCAAACATTGATGCAGTACGCGAGGCGATGAAAGACCCCGCGTTTGGCCGCATGGCACTCGATCTAGGCGCAGTAGTAGGACTAGACCTGCCGCTGCACCCCACTGTAGAAGACGCAGTGAAAAAAGGTGACTTGGGCGATGTGCTATCCAATATCGCACTTACAAATCCCGTGCGCCAAGTTCGACAAACAGCAAATGCTTTCCTCAAAGTAGCTGGCGACACAAAAGTTGTTGTAAAGAAAAACCTCAAAGCCGAGGATGGTCGCTCCGTTGCAGGGTTGTTTGATCCAAAGACCAACACGATTTCGCTTGACGCGGATGCTGGTATCAACACGCACACAATACTACATGAAATGTCCCACGCAGGTATGTCGGCAGCGTTGGCTGACCCTAAAAACGGGTTTGCTGTGCAGTTGAAAAAGCTGTTCAAAGATTTGGATGGTTACCTTGGCAGTGCATATGGCGCACAAAACGTGGACGAGTTCTTGTCTGAGGCGCAGAGCAACCCAAGGTTCCGCGCTGACTTAGCGAGTATCAACGTGAAGGGTGAAGAAGTTACCGCGCTGCAGCGGTTCTTTAACATCGCTAACAACTTCCTTAGCAAGTTCCTACCATTTGTGAAGTCTCGCAACATAACTGCATTGCAAGAAGTAGACGCGCTTGTGGACGGACTGTTAGCACCTGCACCAAAATACCGTAATGCTAACCAGATGGCGATGATGTCTACTCCCGAGGGTGTTAAGAAGTTTGCGAAAGACACCGTACAAGCTACGAAGAAGTCAATAGACGCGGAAAGCCGCCAGCAGTTTAAGTACAATGCTCGTGACTTCTTGTCGGAAGGGTTCTCGAAGAAGTCTAAAAATCTCTTGTTGAAACTTACAGGTTTGCAGGGGCTTGGTGATATAGCGCAGGCTGTAGGTCTGGGGCGTATGGGCTACAAACTAGATGAGTTGGTGGCCAACCAACGTGGTGAAATTCAAACTGCCAACAAAATGATTGAAGATAAGATTGGCAAAATATTAACCAAGCTAAACAAAGGTACACCCGAAGCTGCGCAAAAACGTACGGAAGCTCTAAACCGTTTAATCTACGACAACGACTACGGCGCAACGATCTATCAGGTAGACCCCACAAAACCAGTTGGGGCGTATATCAACAAAGACGGTAGCCCCCGCATGGACAATGATGGCAACGACTTGTTGGAGGTGTGGAAAAAACAACGTGCAGACTGGAAAGCATTGGGGCCAGACGGGCAAGCTGTCTACAACGAGATGCGAGCAGTGTACAAAGATCAGTACGAGAAGCTCAAAGCTGTTGTTCTTAAACAGATTGACGAGTTGGTGCAGAACCCTGATGATGCGGCTAAACTAAAAAGAGACATATTTGCCAAGCTGTTCGACTCTAGCACCTTAGATGTTTACTTCCCGCTGATGCGTGATGGTGACTACGTGCTACGTTACGAGGTTAAAAACCCTAAGTCTTCACGAGAAGCCACCGTAGTACAGACATTTACCACTGCCGCAGAACGTGATGACGCCGCAAAAATGTACAGGGCAAACAAGGACTACAAGAATGTAGAGTTTGTTGAAGAGATAACCGCGAACACTTTTAAAGGTACGGGTACCGATCCGAGCTTTGCGTACGATACACTCAGTATCTTGGACAAAAACAAAGTGCCACAAGAGGTGAAGGATCAGGTGCTCAAGTTGTTCATCAACTCTTTGCCCGAGACATCGTTTGCTAGGTCATTGCAGAAACGTAAAGGAACACCGGGGTACATGCAGGACTCCGTGTACGCTCTCAAGACAAAGGGCTACACTCTCGCAAGCCAAACAGCCAAACTTAAATACGGTGCGTTGTTGCGGCAGTACGAAAAAGACTTAGAAGCATTTGAGCGTCTTGACGTGGCGGAGGCTAAAAGCATTGTCGGCAAAGGAGCCGAGCGGCTTACCGCTGCGTACGGTGACGTAAAAGCAGAGTTGGCAAATCGTGCACGGTTCGCACGGGTGGGCGCTAAAAACGGTGATGTAGAAGCCATCGCACGCAGGCTCAACCAAACTGCGTTTATCTACACTATCGGCTTCAACGCATCCTCCGCACTGGTCAACCTATCACAAATCCCTCTGCTTGTAGCGCCGTTCTTAGGAGGCAAACACGGGTATACAAAAACATATAAAGCCATCAAAGCTGCTTATGGTAATACGTTACTAGGCGGTAAACGTGGCGGCGGTACAAACTCTATCCTAGATTTCTACGACATATCAGATAAGGGTAACTTCACCTTGAAGAAAGGATTGAAGCTCCCTGAAGGCAAAGAAGCCGAGCTGCGTAACATGGAAATCTTGGTGCAAACTGCATCGAAACGCGGTCTGTTGGGACAAGGGTTCCTAGCAGAAGCTATGGGGCTAAACGAAAGCAGTCGTATCAAGAAGGGTAATAAAGTTGGCAACGCTTTGGACAACGCGTCCGTCCTGTCTGCTTGGCTATTTAACCATGCAGAACAGTTAAACCGTCAGGTGACACTTATGGCATCGTTTAACCTAGCGTTGGATAGTGTGACAAAGGGCAAACCTAATAGCGCCAGCGCAGCACAGTTAGAGGAAGCCGTGCAGCAGGCTATATATGATACACAGCAGACGAACGGTGGTACATTCCTAGAGACTGCGCCGAGCATAGCACGAGAAGGTGTTGGCCGAGTTGCGTTCATGTACAAAAACTACGGTTTGCAGATGTACTACACTATGCTGAAGACTGCGAAAACTGCCATGGACAGCGACAAAGGTGCGTTGTTTGGTAAAGAAGGATCACCCGAACGTAAGGCCGCGGTCAAACAACTTATAGGTATGCACGGATCAGCGTTGTTTTTTGCGGGTGTACAAGGTTTACCATTATACGGCGCAGTCAAACTGATCGCTAACTTGTTCTTCTTAGATGAAGAAGAGGAAGATTTTGACACACTTGTCCGACAGTATATGGGTGAAGGTTGGTACAAAGGCGCTATAACTGAACTCGCAGGTGTAGATGTTGCAAGTCGTATGGCGCTCACAGGGTTGTTAATCCAAGAAAACAGGTTCAACAATGATCCGTCCCTAGAAGAAACTATCGGGTTCTATGTAGGTGGCCCAGCACTCAGCGTGGCTAACCGTCTGTACCGTGGGGCCAACGATCTGTTTTCTTCAGAAGGGGATACGCAACGCGGCATTGAAAATATCATGCCTGCAGGTGTAGCCAATGCCTACAAATCTACCTTTGGCAGGTACGCACAGCAGGGTGGTATATACACGCGGCGTAACGACCCTATCTACGATGACATGACTGGTGGTGAGTTGGTTGCTCAAGCTCTAGGCTTCCCCCCAACAGAGTACACGTTCCGCCAAGAACAGAATAGCGTAACTAAACGTATCGACATTGCAGTTGGCCAACGACGATCTGCCTTGCACAAGAAGCTGTACATTGCGCAGCGTATGGGTGACTTCGACGCCGAGATGGAAATCTATGATGAGATTGATAAGTTTAACGCTCGTCATCCTGAAGCGGAAATCAACGCTAAATCTATAGAGCGTTCGTTGAAGCAACACGCAAAGACTTCTGCAGAGATGTATAACGGGGTAACTCTAAGCCCCTTGTACCGCGATGCTCTGGAGATGATCCGAGACTCCTACAAACAATAAAAAACCCCCGCTATTGCAGTGCGAAGCCTAGCCAAGCGGGGGTACAGGAGGAGAACGACAAGTAAGTGGGACTTGTCAAGTGCAATGTATCACACTGTTCTCCACATGCGAACCCCAAACATTTCATTTTCTATACGTACTCGTATTTCAATATTCCAGTTTTTGCGTTGTGCTATATCAAGAAACTGCTTCTTGGCTTTAACAGTATTAACGCACGGGATAAAAATAGATGCTCCAACCACCATGGCATCCCAATCTACGACAATCTTTACCCCGTCTGGTGCGAGATCATCAATCCTCAGTGGCTTCTGATACACCGCTAAAACCTTTCAACTCCACCGCGATGGCTCGAATAGGCGGCAGGTGCAAGTTAGTGCCCTTAGACAAACGCATTTGTTTGCGCACAGCGCCCATCTCTTTCTGCATCCCTGCTACCACACCCGTGTAATCTAGCTTCTGCTCTCCGAGCCATTGCTTAAATGGTTTAGGTACAATGAAGAGCATGTTTGTATCTGTCTCGTACCGCGCAACCAATGAACCTCTTGGGTTTTGATCGGGGATAACCAAAGGCGAGATACCTTCCGCAGATTGTGCGGTATCCGTGCTTTTGATCTTTAGTATGCTGCCCCAGTGCTCTGTCGTAAACTCAGTGACCAGTGTCTGTACTGATGCAGTGCTGTCATCCACAAATGATTTGACCCGAATTAACTGGTTAACCACCCACTTAAATAATTTCTTTAGGTCATAAGATATTATGCCTAGACGTTTAGCTACCAAGGCTCCGGTCAATATAGCTGTGCACCCACCAGACCAAAAACGGTTGACGTTGTTAAGCCCTGCCGCTTTGTCTAGCTCGGTCTTTATCCGCGCATAATCTGCGGCGATAGTCTCTTTGTTGTTTATGACATATTGCACAAACTCTGGCCCAAAGTGACCGTAGTTTAACTGTATGTCCCTAAGCTGTGCATCCGCTTCTTTTTGGTCAACAGGAACGCGAGGCATCTCATCTACTCTAAGCTCTAATAAACGCTGCATCTCGGCTTTAGTGTTGTTTTTGTACATAGACATTTGCGAGTACATACTCACGTTGCCTGTAGAAAACGCCAGCAACCGCCAAGGCTTACCCCTAACACGTTCGTGGTTACCTCCACCCGCCATGCGGTTTTTCTGCACTCCTTCAGACAGTTGGTATGAGTACGTTGATGCTTCTTTAGGAGTAAAGTTTGTCAACTCGTCTGTATTTAACATCAGGTTGTGCATAAGTTCCGCTTGGTTCATTTTCGAGTTAACTGTATCTCCTCCCGTGGCTATCTGCCCACGAGGGTCACCCCATATAGATGACGCTGCATACATGGCAGTTGTTTTACCACCACCTGTTTCGCCGTACAGATGTACGCCTAGACTGTACAAACCCGAAAGTGGCATGAGTATAGTGCCAAAGCCACCACATACGGTAAATTGATGTAGCTCCATACCATCACGGTTGTACCAATCAAGCAGCTCTCTGCTACGCGCTTGCGTACCTGTGTGTTTAAACTTCTCTATATACCCCGAGGTTTTTGCGGAGGGTGGGTTGTACTCCATACCTGTCGCGGTAATCAGTTGGTCGCCCAACACAAACTCGTCCATCTTCTTGTCATCCACCCAACCAAATTGCTGGTGCGCCTCGCTGGCGGTCGTGGTTTGCTGCAATTCCTGTATCCATGTAGCTGTGTATGTCATCAGTTTGTCTACGTCCTTCCCGAATGTTGCTATGCCCTGCATAGACATGTGTTTGCGAAACTCTTCTCTTGAAGTAACACTCGACAATGGGACAACAAAGTCACGTACTCCGTCCCGTGGTAAATGCAGTGCAAACGCTATGACTTCACCAAGCTCCACATCATGCAATCTGCGCGTGACGTAAAAGTCGTGGTGGTAAATACATACTTCTTCTGTGTCGCCATCTTCGTTTGCGCTACGTAAATACACGCCACCGTTTTGGCCCCGAAAGTACGGTTTAGGTAGAGCAGGGATCGTTATGGTCTTCGTATCCTCCCCATCTGTTTCCTCTATGACATTGTCTTCGGGTGTAGCCTCTTTGACCTCCTTAGTTAACTGTGCAGGGGTTGTTATCTTACCCTTGTTGGGGCAACCTTCGCATCCTTCGGGGTTAAAACGCTCTATCGTACTACAGAACTGTGGACCGCCTGTGTCTTCCATTTTACGCAGTGTGGCTTGAGTATCGTAGTCTTCATGCTCCGATGACATTACATGCGCTGCCTCTGCGCCATCCTCACACACGTTAGCTATAGACAGCCCAGCCCTCCACAAGTCGTGTGATACAGTGCTTTGGTTTTTGATTATGTGTTTTATCTGTGCGCAGCCTGTACCGTTCTTGGTCTTCAACAACAAACGCCGAAAGCTACCTTTGTAGTTTTGTTGCATGGCTTCTCTAAACGCGCTTGTCGCAGATGCCTCGCGTTTCTGGGGTACTGGTATCGGGTCACCCCCTAACAAAACCGAAAACTTGTCGAAGTCTACAGTGGTCGGTTCTTCCACCCCATAAAATTCTACAGGTAGGGGTTCAGCATACTTGTAGTTGTGAGTGCTTGGCACACGTAATACGCCAGCGGCATCGGATGTTCGAGACGGGTCAGCATCAAATCCTTGCTCGGCGCACAGCCTCTTCAGTCGTTCAGCTACAGGCCACCAGTCTGCTCGACACACAGGTTCGGACAGTATCCAGTAAACGTGCACACCACGTCCAGAGTTAATAAGTGTAGGGGTAGGTAGACCGTTGTTCTCGCAGAACACACGTAGCTCTTCAATCGCCACCTCTTGAGACGGGAACTCTTTGTTCGGTCCACAGTCCAAGTCCAAGAAAAAAGACTTCATCCATTGCATGTTGGTGGCTACGCGAGACCCAGCCTCAAAGAACGTGCCCATTGCAAAAAAAGCGTTCCACCCGTTTGCGTCGAGATCACGTGCTGCCTGTAGCACCTCATCAGTAGACGAGTAAAATTTCTGTTTGATCTGTTCGTTTGGTTTAGCGCCTTTCAAAGCCCACACACAGTAGTGACCCTCGTGCGCCAACACCAAATCTAAAAATCTTTTGTTTATCATTGTTACCACTCATACCATAAGAGTAACCACGGCCACCGTAGCAGCCGTGGATTTGTATCTACTCGTCGTCGAACATGCTATCCACGATGTCGTTCAAATCACCTTTAGACGCTGGAGCTGGAGCCGCTTTATTAACGGTCTTCTTCACTGGCTCTGCTGCAAACATGTCGTCGCTATCCTCTTCTACGGAGGGCTTCATAGCCAAGACGTTGTTTGTTTTTGGTTTCGGTGCAAACGGGTTTGGGTCTTCCATGACGAACCCACCGTCCACGGCACCAAACGGGTTGGCGCGTTCCTTCGGAATATACTTGATAACCTGCACAGCGTTGATGCGTAGTGACACGCTCTGCTTACCCCCAAAGTCGTAAGGCACCAGCTTAACCGCTACGCTAACAGTGCTGCCCGTGGTCAACTGAAAGTCTTCTGGTAGCATGTTACCCTGCGAGTCGTATTGGGCTGGCTTGTTTGTTACCTGTCCACCATACGAACCCTTCAACACGGCCTTGTGCGTGATGGTGCCGTTATCGTCTTTAACAAACGGGTTGGCTAGTTTATCAGCCCACTTGTCTTCACGGTTCGCCACGTACGCTGCGCTCATGGCTTGGAACAAACCTTTTGCAGTGGCGTTGTCCATGCGGAAAGCAATGGAAAACTCTGCGTTAGCATCCCGTGGGCCACAAGGCATACTACGGTTGGCCTTCTTATCAAACGCGTACGTCTGATCTAGCTTTGGCCATAGTGCTTCTACGTTTTCAATGATATAAGTGTCTGCCAATGTCGTTCTCCTTTTTGGCTTATACGTCTGTGTCGGCGTCGAAGTTAAACTCCAACTGTTCTTCTACAGGCTCATTACGAATTTCGGCCTGTTCGGCTTCCATGGCTTTACCTGTTAGGGCTTCGGTCACAGAAGTCTTGTTAAAACGGTAAGTATTACCGATCTTAATATACGTGGACTTAGGGATATGCCCCTGTCGTACCCACGCACGGATAGTGGAAATAGACACTGCAAAGTGCTTTGCCAAATCCTCTATTGGTACAAATGGTTCTGCCATTATTTTTTCCTTACTGATATGACATACTCGGTATCTACGTTCATACCCTTCGGCAGTACGTCTGGGTTTTCCTCTAAGAATTGTTTGACATTGGTTTGATTCAACCGTTTGTCTAAGAACTCAGGTACATCATGCTCTTTAATGAAGTTGTACATTTGCTCCCAATCGCTGGTCCAATACTTTGTTTTAGTAGACCTGAAAAACAAACCTTCGGAGGTTCTAACGCTTTCAACATTGTGGTTCTCACAGTAGTCAAGCAGCGCGTTCTTTAAGATTTCCTGTTGGCGTACCAACGCTCCATCTTCTTCTTTAAACCGTGCGGATAGTTCTGCTCTTTTTGCCCGTAGCTTGATGTAGGCTTTTGTCAGTTTATCCGCAGGTATGTCGGACTGATCCGTCATTTGCGTTCTCCTCTAGTAACGAGAATTATAATCTAGTGGTATAAAATACCCTAGTCAAGTATTTCTTTGTATAAGTCTATCATTTTTGTGTGTACGTCTATTCTGTTATCTAATAGTGAGTAAACACGCTTTTCCACAGCAGAGCCTTGCAACTGCACAACGGTGCATCGGTGCTTTTGGCCCGACCTGTGAACCCGTGCGTTAGCTTGGGCATATGTTTCCAAGGAGGAGGTTGGACCCCACCACACCACCGTGTTCGCTGCAGTTAACGTAACACCATGCGCCGCGGACTGCGGCTGGATGACTAGCACCCTTGGATCGGGAGTATTCTGGAACCGCTTAAATATATCGGTTCGTTTTGCTACAGGTACGTCCCCCCGAATTACTTCAGTAGCAACTCCGTCATTACGCAGCTTGTCGGTCAATATGTCAATAGTGTGTTTGAACGGTACAAACACAAGAACCTTTTGACTGCTCTCGTCAATCACTTCTTTCAAGACTTTGTATCTGTGCTTGATGTCAAACTCTAACGTGTCACCATCATCGGTATACACAGCACCAGCAGAGATTTGCAGGAGCTTGTTCATAATGATCGCCGCGTTCATAGCGGTCACTTCGTCATCGCCCACAGTCATGGTCATACTCTTCTTGAGCATGTCATAATATTTTTTCTGCTGGCGTGTAAGCTCGACCACGCGCTTGACGTATGTCATGTCGGGCAGGTCAAGACACTCTTCTTTGGTGAAGCGTATGGCAGGCTGCAATATGTTAAACACCGTGTCGGATGCGTGAGGTTTCACTATCCATCTGAACTGCGTTACCTTGGTCATAACCATGTCACGGAACGAACCAAAGAACCTCGGCACTGCACTGGGGTTGACCATCTTAGCTAACCCATAAGCGTCAAGTGGAGATTGTGCGGCGGGTGTACCTGTCATCATCCACAGCCATGTGTCTTCAGTGACCAACCGTTTAAGAACTTTCCACCGTTTAGACTGCGCGTTCTTGTAGTGTGTGGCCTCGTCTACAATAATAAGGTCAAAGCCACCGTTTATGATCGCATCAGCTACGATCTCAACACCGTCATAGTTTATCACCACAAAGTCAGCACCTTGCTCGATGATCTCTCTACGTTTCTTGGAACTGCCGTGCGCGATGTCTACACTGCGGTGCGGGGCAAACGTAAACAAGTCCTCACGCCACGCACTGTCCATGATAGACAACGGGCATATAACAAGAGCGCGTTTGATCTTACCTTGTTTCATCAGGTAATCAGCGGCCCATATGGCAGAGGCGGTCTTGCCTGTACCTTGTTCGTTAAAACAAAACCCTTTCTGGTTCATGGTGAAGAACGCAGCGGTCTTTTTCTGGTGGTCAAACGGCGCGTATTTACCTGTCCACTCGTACCTACCGTTGATCGGGGATGGCACGTCAATGTTTAGCTTGCGCAGGCTATGAGCTTCGTCGATGCCCCACTTCACCAACACCTCGTGGTCTTCCACAGCTTTGCTTTTCGGTATCACCTCAGTGACACGTCTCGGGTTGCGTAGCTTCAACAGCAACGCCTTACCATCTATAATCTGCATCGTGTTCTCCTATTTAGGGAAATCCCTAAATCACTTTTTCTTTTTGTAGTTCCGTGCGCGGTTTTTGCTGCGGCTCTCCACAGTCACACCGTCTTTGTTTGTACCACCCTTAGACAGGGCTTTCTTATGGCTAACGTCTTTGCCTTCGCGCTTGTCAGCCTTGCCGTTCTTGTTAGCATCTTTGCTGGTGCGGTCCATCTTTCGGCGTGCGCGCTGGCGTTCCATACGTGCTTCAAACGTCTTACTACCTACGGGCGCGTTCTTTTGCTTGGGACGATCTTTGGGGTTTTTGTATGGCATCAGTTTGCTCCGTTGTGAACACATTCAATGATAGGACAGTAGCGTCTGCATAACCCGTTAGGTCGTGCGTTCCACATGTCTTCCTTCGCTGCGGTCTCCATCTGCCCATACTTGCCGAGCCATTTCTCCCACAGCTTACTCTTATCATACTCCATGTAGGTGTCTTTCACCAAGTCATTACACACCACAAACAGCAGGGCAGCGCGAACTTTCTTGATCTGTGGGTAACGTGCCATGAGGGCCAGAGCCATTAACTCTAGCTGCCCCTTGTCTGCGTACTTAGAAGACTTGCCTGTCTTGTAGTCCACAACTGTTGCCACCTCGTCATCCAGTATCACCAAGTCAGCAATCCCGCGGAACCAAACATCAGAGGCGTAGAAGTCACAAGTCTCTAGGTTCTCTGTTAGACCCATCTTTATTTCACAGAGCTTGTCACCCTGCCTGTTCTTCAAAGATGTTAGGGCTTTGGTTGCGTAACTAAACTTACCCGGGACAGGTACGTCCTTACCAATGAAGTCTTCCGCCATCTTGTGGAACTCGTTGCCGTACAAGATAGCTTCGGTCTGCACGAACGGCACCTCTTTCAAGATGTGTTTGTGGTAATACTGCTTCGGACACTGTTCAAAGTCTTTGATCTTACTGAACGACCACGGCCATACTTTTGTCACTCGCATTCTCCATATGATTTGCCCGTGCCACTCTCACAGGTGATCGGTAGTCCGTTGGCCCAGTCAGGCGTCTGGCTCATACATTCTTCGACGTACGCCCGTGCCGCATCCAGCTCGTCGTCAGCTACACAGGCCACAACGCTATCATGTACTGTTAGCACAACTTTGTATCTCTTGGCAATAAGTAACATTTGGTGGCCTATGATGCACCGTGCAATCCCTTGGCACACGTTCTCCACCACCTTACCACCGTATATACGGTTCGGACCTTTTCGGGTCTTATAGGTATACTCTGGACCTCGTTCACCCTGCTCCGCTGCCAGCGCATGATAGAACATAGGTAGGCCAGAAGGTAATACGATGGCGTTTTTCTGTGCGTCTACTTTTAACACGCCCTCCTTACCAAACTGTAAACTGTCGCCGCGCTGCATATACTGCACCGTGTTGTTAGCGTCTCGCCATAACTGACTGATAGCTCCGTTGGCATCACGATACACTTGTATGATGCGCCGCGCTTCATCTAATTCTATGTAGACGCCCATGCCTTGTAACTGTGCTTGGAACTTCGGCGCACCCATACCGTACCCCGCGCCAAGAATGGTAGTCTTGCCCACGAACCTCTGGTCTTTGTTTACCCCATCTACTGGCACGTTATAGATACTGGACGCCATGTACTTGTATACGTCCTCGCCATCTGCGAACTGCTTGGTCAGGTCATGCTGCCCCGCAAGCCACGCTAACACACGCGCTTCAATCTGCGAACTGTCACAATCTATGAGCGAATGTCCTTCGGGTGCGATGATGCTACCCTTTAACTTCTTACCGTTAGGTCCACGGCTGGGCAGGTTCTGCAGGTTGATCTTGTCATCTCCACCCCACCTGCCTGTATGCGCAGCGTAGTATCTTACAGGGACGGGCAGACACCCCCGGTCAGCGATGTCTATGAACCGCTGTGTCCGTGTCTCTTCCAGCGTGGATTTCGTGCCGAGCCGTGCGGCTACCAAGGACTGTACGCGATCATCCTCGTGCTCCAACAGAAGTTTGAACGCCTCGTCACTCTTAGCAAACGCGAACGTCTCTTTCTCTGTGGTGGGGCTGATCTTCATTGGAGGCTTGACGCCAAAACCTTTTAACAGCTCTGCGAACTTCGGGTTGGACATCAGGTCTTTCTTGTCCGTCACCCCCGCAGCTTCTAGCAGCTTGGCCTTACGATCTTTCACATC